CACGACAACGACTGATTGTTCGACAATCTAGTCTTAGTAATGCAATTGATGTACTTACTACAGGTGCAAAGGCCCCTCCTGATCCTGAAGCTGTAAAGCAACTAGCTGAGGATTTTACTAAGTGGGTATTTGAAGAAGTAGACCTCTTCAATCAACCTAACGAATTACCTGAATAATGACCAGTAAGAATCCACATACTGGAGATAGTCAAAAGACTAAGCCTCCTACAGATAAGTATAGGGATAATTACGATAAAATCTTTGGTAATAAAGAGAAGAAGAAATCAGAGCAATAATTGACTCAGATACCCTGGCATTTGCCTCAGCTGTTATGGCTGAGGGCCAGGGTGTTACCCAAGCATATTGGAATGCAGATACTGACCTAGAGGGGCTACTAGCTAGACTTAATTGTCCTAGCTATCAGTTATACCTTACTGGTGATTCTAATTTTAGATATGATATATTCCCTGAGTACAAGGCAAACCGAGCATCTACTCCAAGGCCAGAGTATCTTAAAGATGTAAAGCAGTACCTTGTAGAGAATTACAATGCAGTAATTAGTGATGGCTGTGAAGCTGACGATCTTTGTGGAATTGACCAATGTCAGTCTAACGCTGCTGGAGAAGACACAATTCTGGTTCATATTGACAAAGATTTAGACATGATTCCAGGAGTACACTTTAGTCCAGAGATTATTAGATTGAGTAAAGTTGTTCGCCCAGAACGTCAATACATTGTATCTCCAAATGATGCATTAAAAGTGTTTTACACCCAACTTCTAACAGGTGATCCTGGTGATGGTGTTAAAGGTGCTTCTGGAATTGGAAAAGTAAAAGCTGAAAAGATTCTTCGAGAGTTAACAACGGAGCAGGAAATGTATACTGCCTGTTTAGATTATTTTTCCTGTGAAGAGGAGCTAGAAATGAATGCCCAGGTACTATGGATTTGGAGAGAGCCTATGGGAATTTGGAGGAAACCATCATTTGAAACCAGCATCGAGTAAAGCTAAAGGTAGGAGATTACAGAATCAAATTAGAGATGAAATCCTTGAGATTTTCCCATCTTTAGAGCCTGATGATGTTAAATCTACAAGTATGGGAGCACCTGGAGAAGATATTCAATTATCCCCAGCGGCACGTAAATTAGTCCCATACCAAATTGAATGTAAGAATAAAGCCACGTCACAGATCCATACTTATTATGCCCAGGCTAAAAGCCACGGTAAATACCAACCGTTGGTTGTAGTAAAAATGGATAGGGATATTCCTCTTGCTGTTATTAGTTGGGAACATTTTAAAGAATTATTAAAAGGAAATAATAACAATGAAAATTGAATGTAAGGCAAAAGATGAAGAAGGTAATGTCCTTTTCGAAGGTCTACTCAACCGTAAAGAGGTCAGCTTTTTACTCCAATATAGTATTAATGACCTTATGTCTGCTGGGGTTATTTTTAATCTGGATGAACCGGATGAAGATGATGATAATCCAGCCATGCGGATTAGATTCCCAGAAGGAACCCTAAACTAATGCGAATTGTCGTAATTCCTGACACTCAAGTTAAACCAGGGATTGATTATACTTATCTATCTTTTATTGGGAAATATCTGGTAGATAAGAAACCTGACATTGTTGTTCATCTAGGGGATCACTGGGATATGCCTAGCCTATCATCTTATGATATAGGTAAGAAGACCTTTGAAGGTAGACGATATCTAGACGATATTGCTGCTGGAAATAATGCTATGGACATCTTATTGTCCCCAATTAAAGAACATAATGAGCGTCAACGTAAGAATGGTAAACGACAGTATCTACCTAGGAAAGTTTTCCTATTAGGTAATCATGAACAACGAATTGAGAGAGCAGTAAATAATGATGCAAAAATTGAGGGAGTTATCGGTTATAAAGACCTTAACCTCAGCGATTGGGAGGTTCACGACTTCCTCGATGTTTCTGTTATTAGTGGCATTGCCTTCAGCCATTACTTCGTCACTGGCCTTGCTGGTCGTCCTTGTTCTACAGCGGCTGTTCAGTTAAATAAAAAACATATGTCCTGTATCTCAGGACATCAACAGGGGTGTCAAATTGCTACTGGTTATCGCGGCGATGGCGTTAGACTTACTTCTATTATCGCTGGTAGTTGCTATGAGCATAACGAGGATTACCTCGGCCACCAAGGTAACAAGCACTGGAGAGGTATCATCGTACTAAACGATGTTACTAAAGACGGTGAGTTTGATCTAATGCCTATTAGTTTAAAGTATTTAAGAGAGAAGTATGAAGGATAATACATCTGTAAATGATATCCAACATGGTGGAGACCATTATAAAAAGTATGGAAATCTACAACCGTGGGATGTTATTACTGCTTGGGGATTAGGTTATCTAGATGGAACTGCCCTAAAGTATATTGCTCGTTGGAAAGATAAGGGAGGATTGGAGGATCTACGAAAGGCTATCCACTTCCTACAAAAGAAGATTGAGGTGGAAGAACATGGATTACCTGGAATTGATTGAGAAACTAAAGGGAGTGGACGAAGTTACCCTTCTTGAACTATTAGAAATCTCCAGTGAAGATTTAGTAGATACGTTTTCTGATAAAATTAATGAGCATCTAAATAAGATTTACAGGGCTGTAAGTGAGTAAGACATATAAAGAACAAGAGGAGCGGTTAGCTCTAAGTAAAAATAACGGTAAGAATATTCGCTACCGTAAGCGACTGCAAGAAGAGCACGAAGCTTCAGAAGAGCAAAAGGAAGCACTACGACGCCTAGCAGAATATGACCGCTTACATGGAGTTAACATTGAAGATATCTAAACAAGAAGTAACTCTATTAGATACTATGGGCAGTGATCTATCTGTAGTTAATGCGGCTAGAGTTAGTTTTGCTAAAGAGAGTGATTGGGAAATTATTCCTAATGTATGGGATTCTCAATCCCTCTCTGAAAAGGACCAGAAGCTGATTAGCTATTTGGCAAAGCATAATCATTGGTCCCCTTTTGCACACACCAGTTTACAGTTTCGTATTAAAGCTCCAATCTTTGTAGCTCGACAATTAGTGAAGCATCAAGTTGGTGGGGTATGGAATGAAGTATCCCGTCGTTATGTGGATGACGAGCCAGAGTTCTATTTTCCTGACGTATGGCGTGGTAAACCAGTAAACGCTAAACAGGGTAGTGATGGGGTGATTGTCCTTGATACAAGACGAGTATCTCCTCAGGAAGTCATCCGAGGTGCTTTACTTACATATGAATCTCTACTGGAGCAAGATGTGGCTCCCGAGCAAGCTAGAATGGTTCTACCACAGAATACTATGACAGAGTGGATTTGGACTGGTTCCTTAATGTTCTTTGCTCGTGTATGTAAGTTACGGCTGGATAGCCATGCCCAACAAGAAACTCAAGAGATTGCTAAGATGATTAACGATCTCATTCCAGATAACTTTAAGCATTCTTGGGATGCGCTAATGTCTAATTAAAGGATAAAATTTGACAACAAAATTTAGAACACAATTCGGGGCTAACATCTTTAGGTTCAAATATGCACAAGGCCCTGGAGACACTTGGGAAAAGCTTGCCGACCGGTTGGTTGAAGATGTCTGTGGAACTAGGTGGGGAACTGAACCAGCCTATATGTCTGAAGGAGATCGAAAACAACTTGCACAATACATTAAAGAGTTTAAATTTATCCCTGGAGGGCGCTACCTATATTATGCAGGGCGGCCATACAAAGCCTACAACAATTGTTACCTACTACGTGCCGAAGAAGACACACGAGAAGAATGGGCAGCAGTAACATGGCGTGCTATGTCATGTCTTATGACTGGTGGAGGGATTGGGATTGACTATTCACGCTTACGACCAGCTGGAAAAGCTCTTAGTAGAACTGGCGGAACTGCGAGCGGCCCTATCCCACTTATGTTTGCTATCAATGAGATCGGGCGTAATGTCATGCAAGGAGGATCAAGACGCTCTGCAATCTATGCATCACTCAATTGGAAGCATGAGGACATTAACCAATTCCTTACTGCGAAAAACTGGAGCGAAGATGTAAGAGCCGCTAAAGAAAAAGACTTTAATACTCATGCTCCATTAGATATGACTAACATCAGTGTCAATTATGATGATGCTGCATTTCTAAATAATCCAGATAGAAATTTTGCAGACCATAGCTTACTACATAATCCAGTCTTTCTAAAGAACTGTCGTCAAGCAATGGAGACTGGTGAGCCAGGCTTTAGTTTTAACTTTGGAGCTAAACAAAATGAAACTCTTCGTAATGCATGTACGGAAGTTACATCAGAAGATGACAGTGATGTATGTAACCTTGGGTCTATTAATCTTGGGAATATTCAATCTATTGGGGAATTGAAGGCTGTTGTACAACTGTCTGCAAAGTTCCTTGTATGCGGAACTCTACGTGCCGATCTTCCCTATGACAAGGTCTATAAAGTTAGGGAAAAAAATCGTCGCCTTGGACTGGGCCTTATGGGAATCCATGAATGGCTACTTAAGCGAGGACATGGATATGAAGTTACCCCAGAACTCCACGAATGGTTAAAGGTATATAGGGATGAAAGTAAACGATCCGCTGATGAACATTGCGACAGGTTTTTCATTAGCAGGCCAATTGCTTACAGAGCAATTGCGCCAACGGGTTCTATTGGAATCCTTGCAGGTACAACTACGGGTATTGAACCGTTATTTGCAGTTGCCTATAAACGTAGATTCCTCACAGAAGGAACTAAATGGAAATATCAATTCGTCGTTGACGGAACTGCGGACACCCTCATTAAAGAATACGGAGTAGACCCAGATGGGATCAATACAGCAACAACGCTTGCAACAGATTATGAACGCCGCATCAAATTCCAAGCCGATGTACAAGATTACGTTGACATGTCCATATCATCCACGATTAACCTACCTGCTTGGGGATCAAAGGAAAACAACGAAGACAAGGTTGGGGAGTTTGCTAGAGTTCTTTCAGCGTATGCCCCAAGGCTACGGGGGTTTACGTGCTATCCAGATGGAAGTCGAGGAGGTCAACCCCTAACTACAGTGTCATACGCAGAAGCTCTAAAGCATAAAGATGCTATCTATGAAGAGCATGATATCTGTGATATCACCGGACACGGTGGTAGTTGTGGAGTATAATTATAACAACAATTGCAGTAAGTAAGACTAGTATTGCTTGTGATTTACAAGCCACCCATGGTGGTGGTTTTAAGTTTAAAGTAAAAACTAAGCTATTTGAGTTTAATAATCCATTATTTTATCCAACCCCATTTACAGTAGGATATTCAGGGGATTTAGATGCTGTGCCAGATGTGCTAGACTTTTTAGCAAATCCTGAGCAGTCAGCTAAACCTCCTAGAAATAGAAATTGTGAGTTTGTGGTTCTTACTAAAGACCATAAGATTTACACATTTATAAATCCCACTAAATGGATTCTAGTAGATGAGCCTAATTATGCAATTGGATCAGGCATGCATTATGCTTTAGGAGCCCTCAAAGCTGGGGCTACTCCTAAAGAGGCTGTTAAAGCAGCATGTAAACTTGATCCTATGTCTGGATTAGGTGTTAAAGAAATTAGTTACCCATAAAAGAAAAGCCCCTAGACTTAATTGCCTAGGGGGTAGAGCTTCAATAGCTCTTTTAAATAACATTACTCGATCAGAGTAACCATTCAAACCACCATTTATTTTTTTAGTTAATCCATCAAAATCATTTTTATCACAATATGAGTTTAACTTACAATTATTCCAGTACCATCCGGCAGACAGAGCAGCCCACTGTGGTTGTGCTAATAACTCTGGTCTTTCCAGAAGAGGTAAATCCAGAGCTAGAGAACATAGTGCGTAATTGTTTCTTCCGGTTATTTGAAT